TAAGGAGAACAACATGCAACACTTCGCACACGTCACTAATGACGTTATTGACATCGGCCCTACCGCGCTACCTCAGCAGTGGCGATCTACTGATGAAATCTTGTACACGGGCTTAAAGCTGTGGACTCTCGACGAGCTGCTGGCTAAGGACTGGCGTCCAGTTGTTGACGTGCCGCCGGTTTTTGACCCAATAACACAGGAGCTTGGCGTACCAGTCTACACAGTCGCGCCAGCAGAAATCACTGGAGTTTGGCCAGTGCTCGCGCTCAGCGTGGCGCAAGTCGAGATCAATCAAGATGCTCAGGCGTCTAATGTAATCATTGAAAATCTCAACAGGGGCTTCGATTTCACGAGCACCACACTGATGGAAATGGTCCAGGAAATTTACGTCAAACTCCGCGCCATTGATCCTACCTGGGACTTGACCGCCGAGACCAAGCGCAAGGCGCAGAGACTGAGCGACGCGGTGGAGGGGTTGTAAGTCTATATGATTAAGTTGAAACGTGGTGTTAAACTCAACGATGGGCAATAATGGATCAATGGATTACGGTTGCAGAACGATTTGGGCTACCCTTTATAATGTTGCTTGGCATGAGTTGGGGAGGGGTTCAGTTATTCAAATGGTTGGCAAACGACCTCATGCGACAGCTTCAAGAAAATGCAAGTAGAATTGAGGCAATAGTTATAAAATTAATTGATAACAGTAAACAGGAAAGAGCAGATAGTAAAGAATTAATGACTTTATTTATGGAAGACTCAAAGGCTAGGGACAAACAGATGGCAACTTTAATCGAAGTGATGGTAAAGTTGTACAAAGAAAATGGCAAGTAAAGGAGAAAGACAATGGACTTTTTAGCAAATAACTGGGAATGGGTTTTAATCGGCTTTATGGTTTTAGAAAAGCTGGTGAAGTTATCTCCCACTCAGTATGATGATATTATACTTGATATGGTTTGGAGTAATATGAAGAAACTAGTTAAAAGATGACTCCTCGTCGATGGATAGCGACTTTCGTAGTTATTGGTTTAGCCATACTGGTCATTCCAATGCTACAGGGTTGCCACGCCACGCTGCATGGTGCGAATGCGTCTAAGCCTAACCCAGTTGTAGCGTTCATCGATGCCTGCGATACTTATGCGAGTTCGTTACGAATACTCACCATGTATCGTAGGATGGACAAGTTGTCTATGAGTCAGATTGAAACAGTCACTTTGGCCCGCAACATTATCGGCCCGCTGTGTAATGCATATCCAGGAGACTTCGAGTCAGCAGAAGTAGTGATGCTCATAATACAAGACAACTTGCTGAAGATGGCTTTCGTCGAAACGAAGGTAGGTAGCGATGCCGATAACTGAAACAGCACTAATTCTCGCTGGCGTAGTCGAGGTTATTAAACTTGGCTCGACAATCCTCGAACGGTATTATGCTGGAGACTTGAATGAGGAGGAATTGAAAGAAGCTTTCCAGTCAATGCGTAGCCGTAAGATAGCTGTTGAAGCTGCTTGGGATGAGGAGAACCTAAAAGATGCCACTCGTCGCAATTCATAACGTAGGTTCAATCGGTATCAACCGCGACCTGCCTCCGCATTTACTTCCGCCGGAGGCCTGGAGCGACGGTAAGAACGTACGATTTCACGACAACCAGGTGCTGAAGTTCCTGGGGCATTCAATTGTGTTTAATCCGCCAACTGTAGCGCCTGAATGGGCTATGGGTGTGCAGACTCCTACACAGTTCTTTTGGATATATACTAGCTTAACTAAAGCCTATATCGTTGAAGGCGGCATCCACACGGATATTACTAGGGCAGTTGGTGGTGATTATACAGGCACAGCCACAAACTTTTGGAACGGTGCGCTGCTGGCTGATATTCCAGTCATTACCAACGGTGTCGATGATCCTCAGTCTTGGGACCCTGTGCTTGCAGGGCAAAGGCTTGTGGACTTGCCAAACTGGCCGGCGAACACAAAGTGTAAAATCATCAGAACGTTTAAGAATTTCTTAGTTGCTATGTATATCACTAAGTCTAGCACTGTATCGCCTCACATGGTTAAGTGGAGTCACCAAGCGGATCCTGGGGCAATACCTAATAGTTGGGACGAAACTGACGCGACGAAAGACACCGGAGAAACTGAACTCGCTGACATCCAAGCTGGCGTTATTCAGGACGCGGCACTGTTGGGTGATATATTGGTTATTTATAAGGATAATTCCACCTGGGGTATGCAACACATTGGTGGGTCTTTTATCTTCAAGTTTTTTCAAATGTTCCCGACCACTGGTATTTTAACCCAAGGTTGTATTCAGCCGTTTGCTGATGGGGCAGGCCACGTTTTAGCTACTCGTGACGACATGATTATTCATGAGGGTGCGAACCCTACTAGTGTGTTGGATCGCAGGTGGAGAAGGTTCCTCCAGAACAACATGGATCCTGACAATTTCAATCGGAGTTTTATGCAAGTTAATCCACTTGAGTCTGAAGCCTGGTTATGTTTTCCAACAGTCGGTCAGACGCGACCTAACTTAGCATTGGTGTGGGACTGGAAAGAAAATTCTATAGGTGTTAGAGATCTGCAAGACTTGTCGTTTATTGCTTTAGGTATTATTGATGACGTGGGTACACCAGCAACTTGGGCTAGTGACTCTGGTTCGTGGGACGCCGACACAGAAGTGTGGAACCTGTCACCGTTTAAGCAACAAGCTCAAGAGCTTTTAATCTGTGATCCAGTGAATACAAAATTCTTCCGTGTTGACACAACTAATCAGTTTAACAACGTCAACATGGAAAGCTTTATCGAGCGTAAAGGTTTAGCAATAGTTGGGGTCGATCGTGAGGGAAACCCAAAGGTTGATTTTAGTACGCGTAAGCTGGTTAAACGCCTTTGGCCTAAAATGTCTGGAGGTCCGGTGACTATTCGAGTGGGTGCACAAGAAACTGCCGACGGCCCAATTTCTTACACTTCTTCTCAAGTGTTTACACCTGGTGTTGATAGTTATATAGACGTAATTGCTCAGGGACGTTTCTTAGCGGTGCGTTTTGAGTCTAACTCAAACGTGGCTTGGGCTCTTGACGGCTATGATTTAGAAGTGGAGATCATTGGCAGGTTATGAGTTATCAACCTCTGCAACCACCGTCAAGTACAGAGACTGCGCTTTTGGTGTATTTGATGAACGAGTTTGCAAATATCGCAGAGGCGTTTACAAAGGTGGAGTCAATATTACTCACGGAACTTCACAGGGAACCTGACAAACCACGAGACGGTATGATTATTTTGGCCGATGGGACTAACTTCAATCCAGGTTCCGGTGCAGGTTTCTACGGTCGTAAGGCAGGCGCTTGGGTTTCGTTGGGATAAGATTATGACTGAAAAACAAACTTCAGTGAACTTGACTAATCGCAAGAGTGATGTTCAGTATATGCTTGTAGACCCTGCGAACTTAGGGAAGGCTTGGAGTTTTGCTGTACCGTTGTTGGAAAAAGGTCAGGAGTATCTTTCTGAGCATTTTTCTTTACAGGATATTTACAATGCAGTTCAATCAGGTCGCATACACCTTTGGTTCATGAACAATGCTGAGGAAGTATTTTACTTAATTCTTACGGAATTTGTTGACTATCCACAAAAACGTGTCCTACATATTATTTATCAAGGTGGCACACGTATGAGAGACGCCTTACAGTTTTTGGACTGTGTTGAACACTGGGCTTGGAAAAATGGGGCCGTAGGAGTTGAAGTCGTTGGGCGAAAAGCAGTGGGGCGAGTGTTAAAACCTTTTGGTTATGAAGAGCCAGGAGTCTATCTGACGAAAAGCTTTAGCTACATTAAGGAACACTGACATGTTAAAGTTACATTTCGACGAAGCGACAGGTGAGTTCAGTCGGTTTTGCTTCTTTGGTGGTGGTAGTTCCCCTGCACCAACTCAGACTACTTCGACGGTGACTACTAGAGAACTATCACCAGAACAGCGAGAGTTGTTAGGTGTTTCCATACCGGTTGCTAAGGAATTTGTTGCAAACCCACCAGTGTTGTTTCCCGGCACAGCCATTACGCCATTGGATCCACTGGAAATTCAGGCACAACAACAAGTTCTTGATGCGTTGCCGCAACAGCAAGAACTTATTAACCGAGCTATTGCAGCACCGGCAACTATTCAGGACATTGCGAATGATCCACTAGGAAACGCCGCAATAATACGCACGATTGAAGGTGCTTTACGTCCACTGGAACGGACGTTTCAGACTTCAATACTGCCAAATATTCGTGGAGCTGCGACAACTGCAGGTCAAGTTGGATCATCGCGGCAAGGTATTGCTGAAGGTCTTGCGTCCCAAGGTTTCCTTGATACTGCGGGCGATGTAGCCGGAGGCATTGCTTCACAGGCACAAACCAGCGCTCTTAATGCGCTCAGTCGATCATTGTTTGCTTTACCTGAGTTTGCTAACTTGCCGTTTGCGCCGGCCACTGCACGGGCTACCGTTGGAGCACAGCGTCGTGGTGTAGAGCAGGCGTTTCTATCGGAAGAAGCTAGTCGTTTTGCGGCGGCGCAAGTGCTTCCGTTCTTAGCAGCACAGGAAGTAGCACAACTTGCCTTTGGTATTCCTGCGGGTAGTCAAGCTACGGTGGGTACTACTACAGGTGCCGTCCAACACACACCGGGGCTTAGCTTCGGTCAAGCGGCTTCAGGTGCTGGTAGTATTCTCAGTGCCCTCTTACCCCTCCTCATGGCGTAGAAAGGACTTAGTTATGTATTCTCCAGGGATTGGATTTCCTGAACTATCCGGTAATAGAAATCTAGCGGCGATCTTCGAAGCGTTAAAAAATCCTGCAAGGTCGGCACAAACAATTGCAGCCGGTGGTGGCGGTGGCGTTGGTCCTACCCTTCCAGTTCTTGACCCGCGTGGGGCTCTTCAAACAGGAGGGATGGGTGATTTTGCAAATCCTAACTTTACAGGGGCGGCACCAGCACAGTTGAGTCCGCTCGGAGTTGGTAGTGTCACACCAGCTGGTAATTTACCGACGATGGCAGGTGGTATGCCGTTGACAGGTTCAGAGGTTGGTGATACACTAGGGGGTCTCCTCAGTGGGATTTCTGAACTTACGACACCGCCACCGCTGCCCACGCCGCCTGCGCTACGTACCGCACCTAGTGGTGCTGTGTCTGGGCTTGGTGGACCAGCAAGTACTGGCAATGTTGCCGAGTTGTTGAAACTACTACAACCTGGTGCAGGTGGCCCCGCAAGTTTGCGCGGTGCTATTCCGAGTTTGGCACAGTTGCTTGGAGCAAGGAGATAGTTCATGCCTTTACATGTACCTCACGCCCTAACGTCAACACGCAAGGCCGAAGACTTTATTGGCGGTTTGCTGCGTGAGGCTTCTACCGATGAATTGTCGACGCTTACTGAAGCTCCTGGACTGACTCCGTTTGTTGACATTGAGCTCCAACGGCGACAGGCTGAAGGTGTTACCTCGTCGACATTACCCGCACCTACTAGTGACGCGGCACCCAATCCTCCGCCTGTTGCGACCAATTGGCGGTCGGATTTTTTGCTCGGTGGTAGTCCCTTGCCCGCAGCAGTCGATGCACGCGGTATGGGTACTCCAGCGTCTCAGCGTTTGAACCTATCACCACAGGCTGAAATTGATCCGGTGGTAGCTATTGCTCAGGGAAACCTTTCTTCTATACCGCCAGCACCGCCGCTGAGGGAACCGCGCCCTCTGGTGCCAGCAGAGGCTGTGCCAGACTTAGGGGTAGCACCAGCGCAGCCCGAGGCTGTGCCAGACTTGAAGGCACAAGGACCAACTTGGAGCCCAATCGCCAGACAACTGCGCCTTGACGAAGGAGATCGTCTTGACGTTTACCGAGACTCCACCAGGACCAAAGACTTCCCAATTGGAAAGCTGACGGTAGGAATAGGTCACTTGGTGCAAAAAGGTGACAACCTTAAATTCGGCGACGTAATTACCGCGCAACGAAAAGAACAGCTCTTCGCGAAAGATTTCGACATAGCTACGCGAGGAGCTAAAAGGCTGTTGAAAGGAACTGGCTCGCACCCGCCAGAGGTGCAGGATATAATACTTCAGATGTCGCTTCAGATGGGCGTTACCGGTACGGGGAAATTCGATGACCTGTTCAAAGCTCTGAAAAAGCAAGATTATAACGCTGCCGCGGATGCTATGCTCGACAGTGACTGGGCAAACCTAGACACCCCCGCTCGCGCCAAGCGACTAGCGGCTGAGATGCGCGCTCTTGCTACGCCGTCCAAGACAATGCTACCAGCAATAGACGAAGCTGCACCGTATGAGAAATTTTCAGGCGAACTACGCTTGAAGGCTGGGCCGCTAGGCTTCGCGGTCAACGCTCCGCCCGCACCTTACATTGAAAGCCCTCTGCCTTTAGATGCAGTGTCGTTTGAAGCTCCAAAGGTTCCCTCTCAGCTTGGAGCTGTGCCTGCACTTATGGAATCGGCTTCGGTTAATCCCCTTTTGTCAAACATTCCTTCGACTATAAATGAGCCTTCAGCGGCGCAACTCTTGCCTAACGCGCCAGGGCCAGGCCAGCCGCACGAGCCGGCAGTACAGACTCCTCCTGTCGCTCGTGCAGTAGCTTCAGCGGATCCCTCCCTACCTGAAGCTTGGCCTAGAGTTGCGCCGCAACTGCCTGGTGGCGATGGTGACCTTGTCGAGGCGGATCATCATGTCTTCCTGCATCTCATTCCATATGGGTTGCAGCACTTGATCCGCCANATCGGAGGCGGCGTCNNCCGNATCGTCTGACTGGGATTCACCAGTGGCTGGCTCAAAGAGGATGCCGTCGTGGGAGCGGCAGAATGCCCGAGCCTGGGCCTCGCTCCACTCCTCGGCGGGCATCCGGTAAGACGTAAGCGACCAGGCGCCGGTTTCTTCGTGATGCCCGAAAAGTATTTGGACTGACTTGCCGTCAAAATCCCCATCCTCGATGGTCTCGGAGGAGGTCCGGAACTGGTCGAATCCGTCCGGGTCCATAATCCGGCAAGCGTGGGAGTCGGGATAAGGCTTGACCTCCGGCGCCGGCGCCGAGTATTCGACCACCACCTCATACCGGGCGTGAGTCCGGCATGGCATAAAAATATTCTCCCCTTCGACCATCATCGAATGGGCGCCGGAGCATCCAAGCTCCTCGGCCCTGGCCTCGGCTTCCTCCCTGGTATCGTAGATATCCGGGGCCTTGGCCGCCTTGGCCGCGATGGTAGATGTGAACGGCGAAGCCCCACGAATTACCGCGGAGACCTCGACCCAGTCCAGATTCAGTATCCTGCGCGTGGTCTCNNNACTTCTGATCCCGGTCATTCTATTGTTTGCGTTCTATGTCCAGTGGCANGGCGATTTCGGCCCCGGCGGCGGGTTCCAGGCCGGCGTGATCTTTGCCGCCGGGTTCATCCTGTACGCGCTGATTTTCGACATCGACACCGCGCGCACCGTGATTTCGGCGCGCCTCACCCGGATGGGTCTGGCGGCGGGGGTGTTGCTGTATTCCCTGGTCGGCGTGGCGACCATGCTGATGGGGGGGGATTTCCTGGATTATTCGGTCCTCGCCGGCGACATGGTCGCGGGCCAGCACTTAGGCATTCTGCTGATCGAACTGGGCGTCGGCATTACCGTGGCGGCGGCGATGGTTTCCATTTTCTTCACCTTCGCGCGCCAGGAACGCTGAGTTATGGAATACCTTGGTGAATTTCCCGGCCTGTTGAATTACTGGATCGTCATCGTTCTGATGATGACCGGGTTTTATATCGTCATTGCGCACGACAACNTGNTCAAGAAGATCGTCGGCCTGAACATCTTCCAGGTTTCCGTGTTCGTGTTCTACATCACCATGGGCAAGGTCAGGGGCGGCACGGCGCCGATACTGGTCGACGGCATCACCACCTATTCCAACCCCCTGCCCCATGTCCTGATCCTGACCGCCATTGTCGTCGGCGTGGCGACGACGGCGCTCGGGCTGGCGTTGGTGGTGCGCATCCGGGATGCCTACGGCACCATCGAGGATGACGAGATCGAAGCCCAGGAGAAAGAAGACTGATGGCCGCGTTTGTCTCCACCCATCTCGCCATCCTGCAGGTTGTGCTGGCATTGCTGGCGGCGCCGGTGTGTCTGTTGCTGCGCCGTCCCAATGCCGCCTGGGTGGTGGCGACGGCGGTCACCTGGATGTCGCTGGCGGTCGCCCTGGGCTTGTTGGATCGGGTCCTGGAAACGGGGGTCGTCGTTTATTCCCT